GGAGTGACGACTAGAGTTGTGCACCATGATGTGGTCATCAGGTGGCAATACGTCTTCATCTTCGGCCTGGTTCTCTACGGCGGACTCTTGTTGTTAAGGTGGAAGCGCGCTGCTGTTATCGGGTGGGTAGCTGCGCGCGCTTGGTGGTCGAAGAATGGGGACGTGGTTAAACGAGGTGGAGTTGCGGAGGTGTTGACTGCTCGGGCTGAAAAGCTGGGCATCGACTTGCAATTGCTCAGTTATCTGAGTGGTTGCGTCTCTTTCAAGCTCCGGGATTCTCGTACGGCTGCGTCTCTTATGTCTTCCGGGAGGGCTTGGGTTGCGAAGAACCGCAAGGATTGGAATGAGTTCAAGCAGACAACACAGTTGAGTGAAGCAGTCGTTGAGGCTGTTGCTCTCTCTACTGTGGAGGAGTCTGCATTCAATCTCTGGGGTGTTGGAGCGATCCATCAGGCCATTCTCAGGGCCAGCGGTCTGGCTCGCGGTCTCCTTAACTGGGGTCGCGAGTTGGACAACTAGGCCGGGCCGGTCGCCGTGGGGGGGATTTGCGTTGGTGACACGCTTGATATGACAGTAGATGTGGACTGTAGTATCTCGCGCTTGCCAACACCCCACGACGACCACCACAAAAAGTGCCTCGTTCGGGTCGCTTCACTTCCTATTCCCGGAGTGTTTCAACCGAGCATCCACTACGACTGTGCACACAACCAGACAAGAGCTGTTGTCGGACGCGTGCTAGGAGTAGTACCAAAGCCTTCTAAGCCGGGCATAGCTAGGTTAGAGAAGGTGGCAACTTGGGTTGCATCCCGTATCCCGTTCGTTGGCGAGCAGGACATCTACGAGATGCCAAATAAGTATGGTGGAGCGAAAGCGAAGCGATATTTAGCTGCCGTGGAGAAGTACTTGGCGTTTGGCGTTCGACCTTTCGATGCCCAATGCACCATGTTTGTCAAGCCTGATAAGTTTGATGGGCACGTCAAGACCAACCCGGACCCTCGTGCGATCCAATTCCGTGGATCCGTGTATTGTGTCGCTCTAGCGCAGTTTCTGCAGCCGATAGAGCACCACATATACACCATGGATGGGTTTAGCGCAGGTGTGCCACCCTCTCGAAACATAGCCAAGGGACTAAATCAATCACAACGTGCTGAGTTGCTGCGATACAAATTGTCGCACTTCAAAGCTCCCGTTGTGTTGTCACTTGATGGCTCTCGTTTTGATAAGCACGTTAGCATCCCATTGTTGAAGATTGAGCATTCTGTGTACACTTATGTACAGCGGAACCCTCTCTTCCGGGCACTGTTGAGCATGCAATTGATCAATGTGGTTACGTCCAAACACGGCATCAAGTATGTCGCTGCTGGTCGCCGTATGAGTGGAGACATGAATACTGCGCTAGGCAACTGTTTGTTGATGTTGATCATGGTCACTGCGT